TCCACCGGACTGCATTTTTGCTCCTACGGCTATCTTGGTCAGTACAACCAGTCCAATCGCATCATTATCGTCAAGGTACATCCCTCGAATGTGACGGCTATTCCGCGAGACTACCACAACCAGAAGGGCCGCTGCTGCGCCTACACGGTCGTCGGTGAGCTTCCTGCCGAGGAGGTCAAAGACATCCTTCGTGGGCGGCGAGTGGTGCGCTCTTTCGCTGAGTTCAAGATCGGCGACGAGGTTGTCTCCGGAGATGATGAGCTTCTGAATTCTCCTGTCGAGGTCGGTGATTTCGAACTGGAGGAAGAGGACGACATCGAGACTCCTGTTGATGAGGAGGATGTCACCCCTATCGTTTCTCCGCCACGTGCTGCGAAGCCGAAGGCCGAGAAAAAGAAGAAGGGCAAGAAGGTGAAGAACTTCGAACACAAGGGCCTCCGCTTCACTGCGAAGAAGATCCTGAAGCTCGTCGCCGATCACGGACAGCGAGGCGCCTCTCGCATCACGGGCGTCCCCCGCACCACCATCCAGACCTGGATCGCAGCAATCAACGGGTGAGGCTTCGGTCTCCCCTCACATAACGAGGAGCATTCATGCCTGTCATGAGACAAAAATTCATCCGCCGCGAGGACCTTCAGGCCAACCCTGAGATCCTCTATCTCTTCGGCGATAACAACGACCGATCCGGATATGGCGGTCAGGCCAAAGAGATGCGGGATGAAGAAAACGCAGTCGGTATCCGGACCAAGTGGAGTCCTTCCTCCAACAAGGGTGCTTATTTCTACGACAAGGACGCCGAACAGGTTTTCGGAATGATCGACGAAGACCTCGATCCAGTCATCGATCACCTCACCAACGGCGGCACGGTGGTCATTCCGTCAGATGGCCTTGGCACTGGACTTTCCAAGCTGCCGGAGACGTCGCCGATCATCTTCAACTACCTCGAAGAGCGGATCGAATACCTCGAATCCCTTTGACCTGATTGGTCAGAATTTCTATCCCTACGAAAGGAAAACTACCCGATGACGCATCACACACCCAAGGCTTTCCTGCGCGGACGCAATCAGCCGAAACGCCCGATCTCGACGTACCTCAACCTGCGGAATGCACGGCTGAAGGAACAGGCCGAGAGACTGCGCAAACAGTGGGATCAGATGATCAAGTCGAACGGCCTGATCATGCCGAACCCGATCACCCATTACCGCTACCTGCATCCTACCAGGGGCTGGCGCACGGCCTGGTTCTGATCGTCTGAATTTTCCAAAACCCGAAGAAAGGAAATATCGTGAAAGAATTTGCAACTGGACTCGCTGGGTTCTCCATAGCCATTGGCTTGTTCCTTGGCGTTCTCGGTGGCGGTTTTTATGCCTGGAAGAGCGTACAGGTTTGGTCTGCAAGTATGTCTGGACAGGCAGTGTTGGCAGAAGCCGAATACAGTCGCCAAGCCCGCGTTGAAGAAGCCAAGGCAAAGGCAGCGGCAGCTACCCTTGAAGGTCAGGCCGAGCTGACGCGGGCCGAATTCGCTGCAAAAGCAAACCAGGAACTGGCAGCCGGACTTGGCGGGCCTGAGGCGTATCTCCGCTACCTCTACATCCGCATGCTCGAAGAGCAGGGTACCCAGGGTCAGGTTATCTATATCCCGACCGAGGCTGGCATGCCTCTCCTCGAAGCAGGTAAGCGCTGAGGAGCATACCACTCTCATGGAAATCGTAGCTGACGGCGAATTCTTCGCCGCCAACATCAAGTTTGAGCAACGCCTCATCTTCAAAAAGGCCGGGTGGTCATTCCACCCGGTCAAGAAGAAGTGGGTGACGAAGGACGTCCACAAGGCCGCTGATTTTTGGGAGTTCGCAAGTGGCACTGCCAGACAAAGGATCGATGCTTATCGAGGAGGTGCTGGAGCTGTTCTGGAAGCATCCTGGGCAACTGATTCCGATATCGAAGTGCCTGCTCCCGATGGCGCCTCATACCTCCCATTCCAACGCGCTGGCGTTGCCTATGCCGTATCCAAGAAAGACTGCCTCATCGCCGACCCTCCGGGACTCGGAAAGACCATCCAGGCCATCGGCACATCTAACACGCTTGCTCGTGCTCGACGAGGACTTGTGGTCTGTCCCGCATCGCTCAAGATCAATTGGCAGCGAGAGTTTACCAAATGGACCACACAAGGACTTACCGTTGGAGTGGTCACGACTCGAGTCCAGGATCGTCTCGCACCTGACGGCACACCTCTACGTGGGGAACCAAAAGTCCCAGGTCGACTTGGGCCTAAGCTCAAAGAGACTGTCGACGTCTGGCCTGAGACAGATGTTGTCATCATCAACAAGGAGCTTTTCGAGAGACACAACGAAGCCATCAAAGGCGAGTTGTGGGATTTTCTCATCGTGGATGAAGCCCATGCCTTCTGTAACCCCAAAGCCAAAAGCTCCCAGCACATCTGGGGGTACGGTTGGGGAAAGAAGAGGGTACACCCCATTCGTGCTCGCAAGCGGATTTTTCTCACCGGTACTCCGATCACCACCAAGCCCATTAATCTATGGCCCTTCGTAAAGGCTATGGACCCAGACGGCCTGGGGAAAAGCTGGGAAGATTTTGTCTTCACTTACTGCGGCGCCTACGAAGAGCAGGTTGGAAGAAAGCCGGATGGATCGCCACGCATGCGAACCGTCACGGATGGGGCCTCAAATCTCGACGACCTTAACCGCAAGCTGCGCCAGGCATTCATGGTTCGCCGGGAGAAGGAAGAGGTTCTGAAGGAGCTTCCACCAAAGCGCCGAGAGATCGTGCTGCTACCAAATGACGGCATCGCCAAACAGGTTGAGCAGGAGCTGTCGAAGGTGAGAGCCATGCTCGCCAAGTACGAGGACGTCCTCGGTATTGAAGACCCGCGCCTGGTGCTCAATGGCCTCAATAGGCTCTTCCCTGAGTCCATTGAGGACAAGGACTATGACGAGGTGGGCCAGATGCTCACCGACGAGATGCAGGTCGCCTTTGAGGAGATGTCCGAGTACCGCAAGGCTCTCGCTATTGCCAAGGCACCGATGGTCAAGGAACACGTCGACCGGCTGCTGGAGTCCGGTGAGAAGGTGATCCTCTTCTGCTATCACAAGGAAGTCGCCGAGTTCTTCCGTAAATACTACGACAACCAGTGCGCCTTCGTCACCGGCAAGACGCCGTCCGGCAAGCGTCAGGACCAGGTCGACATGTTCCAGAACGACCCTGATTGTAGGGTCTTCATCGGAAACATCGCGGCTGCCGGTGTCGGCTTCACACTCACCGCGTCACACTTTGTGGTGTTCGCTGAGCTGTCCTGGGTACCCTCCGAGCTGGAACAGGCCGAGGACCGGGCGTGGCGTATCGGTCAGGATCATTGGGTCCTGGTGCAGCACCTCGTCGTCGACGGCTCGATGGACGCCAGGATGATCGAGGTCATCATCGAACGATTGGAATTCATCTCACAAGCATTGGATGCAAGACATGTCAGAGACCGAAAATGAGCTTATGCGTTCCTTCAGGAATGGAGGGACGATGGCGACCGATCTTTATTCGATGGTGACCGGCAAGCTTCTTGGCGTCGGCGCCAGCCGGACAGTCTTCGACTTCATGCCGGACCCTACCCTCGTCATCAAATTCGAGACGGTCGGAGGAAGCTTCGACAACGTCATGGAATGGGATATCTGGGAGAACTGCCAGTACGACAAACGGCTGGCAAAATGGCTGGCACCTTGTCACATGATCTCACCTTGCGGCTCGATCCTTCTACAGAAGAAGACCACACCGGTATCTATCGAACAGCTCCCAAAGAAGATCCCTCGCTTCTTCACTGATCTGAAGCACCAGAACTGGGGAATGCTGGATGGTAAGCCGGTCTGTCACGACTTCGCCAACCACCTGGCCTACGCCGGAGGAACCCTCCACCAGCTCGTCAAAGCTGACTGGTGGGGATAGAATTCTTGACATTGCAGTCAAAATATCTTACAGAGAAACCAACAGGAGACCCCGATGTCCATTCTCGATGAAGTCAAAAACCACTCGCCAGAAGAGAAGCGTGCCCGGCTAGTGGGCGGCGCCACTGGCGTCCTCTACGACATTTTCAACTTCCAGCCTTGGATGATCAACATCCACGACCTGGTTACGAGCCTGTCGAAGAAGTGTCGCTGGAATGGGATGCTCAACACGACCGAGATCTACTCGATTGCGCAGCACAGCGTGCATGTTTCCGACTACATGGGTAGCAGACCTCAAGACCGTCTGGCTGGTCTTATCCATGACGCCTCCGAAGGTTTCATGATTGATATGATCACCCCGATGAAGCGTGTCTTTCCGGATTTTCGCGTCGTCGAGAACAAGATGCAGGATGCGATCTACGCTCACTTCGGGGTCAATATGACACCGGATCGCCTGGAGCTTCTGCACTGGGCGGATGACCACCTGCTTCACCTCGAAGCCAATGAATTCGGTCGCAAGATCTACCGCAAGGGTACATCTCACAAGCTGTCTGATGAGATCGCTGACTTCAGAATTCTCAACTGCGAGGACGCCAAGTCGCTCTGGATCGACACTTTCAACAACATCATGGCAGAAATTCTATCCGAATGACAGTACATCACTCCGACCCCGCGATGGGGAACCTCAATTATGAACGCATCGATGATGATTTCTATCCAACTCCGGCTTGGATGACCAAGGGTCTGTTGCGCGTCTGCTCTGGTCAACCAGACAGCCCAATCGATCTGACGGTCGACTGGTGGGAACCGGCCTGCGGTCAGGGACACATCTCGACGATCATGGCGGAACTGTCGGATGGCGTTGGCTGTTCCACCGATCTGATCCCTCGCGGGTTCGGAGTCGGCGGCATGGATTTCCTGAAGGAAAAGAAAGCTCCGAATGACACCAGGCTCATTATCACCAATCCGCCCTACGGCGATCTGGCTGAGAAGTTCATCTGGCACGCCCTCGAATTGATGGAACCGGCTCAAGGCGCCGTCGTGATGCTGCTTCGCAATGAATACGACTGCGCCAAGAAACGGCAGCCACTATTCCAGCACCCGGCCTACCACGGCAAGGCGATTGCCACCTCTCGCCCGCGCTGGATCGAGGGAACCAAGGGATCACCACGTCACAACTACTCGTGGTTCCTGTGGAATTGGAAACCATCCAACCTTCCGCCTCAACTCTACTACTTCAACAAGATCTGAGAGCCTTATGGGTAAGTCACTGAATCCCGTCGTCGCGAACCTGTCCTATGAGGACATCGTCGAACTGATTGATGAACACGGATCACGCAGGAAAGCTGCTGAATTTCTGGAAGTGCCGGAGTCTTCTCTGCGCGACCACCACAACCGGCTGATCGAGGAGTTCTTCGGATCGAGGCGGATGAAGGAAGCCCGCACGATTGAGCCGAGCGACAGGGTCCAATACTTCATTGTGACGTCGGCTCAGGACAGTACGAACATCCACACAGGGTTCTGGAACAATCTGCACGCCTATGCTGATTTTCTCGACGCCGAGATGTTCGTCTCAGGGTTCACCTACAACAAGAGCCTGTTTGAGGATCACAGCAAGTTCACGGCGGGCTTCTGGCCTCCGCTGCGGCCTTATCTGACGGATCACCGCGTGATCATCGGCGACGGACTGATGATCTGCGCAGAGATGAACACACTCCCCACTGCCGTCCATCCCCTCTCCGGCTTCGACACCTACACCGGGGAGAAGTGGGGCATCTTTCCGCACCCCAAGGTTCACCTCAAATCGATCCCTACAGCCAAAGGTGATCCGACCAAAATCATCCTGACGACCGGCGCTGTGACGCTGCCGAACTATGTGCAGAAGAAAGCCGGGATCAAGGCTGAGCACCATCACGAGATCGGTGCCTGTATCGTTGAGCTTCTACCGAATGGCCGCTTCTTTGTTCGTCACCTGCTGGCTGAAGACGATGGTTCTTTCCAGGACCTTTGTACCTATGTGTCTCACGGTAAGGTCACCCACGGCCACAGTATCGAAGGAGCAACCTGGGGAGACATCCACGAGGAGAAGTCCGACCCGGTGATCACTGAGGCGATCTGGGGACCAAGGCCAGACGACAAGCCCACACTCGGCTTCACGCCCATGATCGAAAAGCTGCGTCCCGCCTATCAGTTCATCCATGACCTGACCGACTTCGAATACCGAAACCACCACAACATCAAGGACCCACACTTCAGGTTCAAGATGCACACTCGCGGTACCGACTCGGTCGAAGACTCGATGAAGAATGCCGCCGCCCTTCTTGCCTTCATGGAGCGCGACTATTGCGCCACGGTGGTTGTCGAGTCGAACCATGATCTGGCGCTGACCAAGTGGCTCAAGACGACTGACTATCGCGAAGATCCGATCAATGCGGAGTTCTTCCTGAGGCTTCAGCACCGCTGCTATCTGGAGATCATGAAGGGCAATGAAACCTTCCAGATCTTCCCGTGGGTGCTCAACCAATATGAGGACCTTGGAGAGGTTATCTTCCTTTCCCAGGACGACAGCTTCGTCATCGCTGGCGGCATTGAGTGCGCCATGCATGGTCACGTCGGCGCCAATGGTGCAAAGGCATCCAGTCAGGCATTCGCCCGGATGGGACGCCGCTCCAATACGGCCCACACTCACAGCGCCAGCATCTTCGATGGCAACTATTGTGCAGGCGTCAGCGCCAGTCGAGACATGGGCTATAACGTCGGCCTGTCGAATTGGAGTGTGACCCACATCATCACCTACGGAAGTGGCAAGCGAACGCTGGTCACCATGCACGATGACGGGCTGTATTGCGCCGCCGTGTCGGGTTTCCCTCAACCGGTTCCAAGGCTTTCCTTTGCCAAGGGAGGTCAGAATTTCTGACATGCCAACGCCACAAAAGACCATCGCGATTGTTGTTGGACATAAGGACAAGGACGACCGGGCGCACCTCGGTCAGCTCGTGAAGCTGATCGTCGAGGGCCAGAAGGTCAACCGGACCCCTCTCGACCGCATCTACACCGCGACCATCCCCACGCCGGGGAAGGAAGACTGGTGGGAGACGCTTCGCCTGAAGTCGAAAGACAAAACCATCCATACCCTGAGGTAACCCATGAAGCTGCGTCCCCCGAAACACCAGACGCTTCTATTCGACTTGGAGTCGGATGGTCTTCTCCATCAGCTCACGAGAATCCATGTTCTTTCTGTCAGGGAGTTCGAGACCGGCAACCGGTGGACATTCCGCCAGAACGCCGAAGAGGACACCATTGAGGACGGCCTTGAGATGCTGGCGAACGCGAAAGCTGTCGTCGGGCACAACATCATGCAGTTCGACCTTGCTGCGATCCGTCTCCTCTATCCGTGGTTTGAGCTGCACCGCGACACCGAAGTCCACGACACTCTCGTCTCCTCGCGCCTGATCTTCACCGACCAGAAGGACAAGGACTTCCGCCTGTGGCGCAAAGGCAAGCTGCCCGGTCAGCTCATCGGCACCGATAAGCTCGAAGCCTGGGGCTATCGTCTTGGCCTCCAGAAGGGCGACTACGCCAAGGAATATGAGGAGCGTGCAAAGGAACAAGGGATCACCGATCCCGAAGAGATCCGCCTGTTCGTCTGGGGTTCGTGGAACCAGGACATGGAGGACTACTGCGATCTCGACGTCGACGTCAACACAGCCCTCTACAAGCAGATCGTCGTTCTGGATTACCCGGAGTTTCCTATCGACTTCGAGCACGACGCTCATTCGATGGCGATCATCATCGAAGAGAATGGTTGGCCTTTCGACGTCAAGCGAGCTGAGAAGCTTGCCGATGAAATCAGCCAGGAATCTGCGGTGCTTGAGGCCCAGGCCATTGAGCACTTCGGCTACTGGTACGCTCCGGCAAAGAAGCACCAGGTTCGTCACCTCTGGGACGATCCGGACGGCATCAACAAGAAGAAGACCTACAAGGAACCGCGTGCTGAATTCGGTGAGGACGACAGCCGTGCGATCTGGGGAGAAGTCACTGTTCCCAAACAGACGCGCAGCTTCAAGAGCCTCTACCGCGTCAACAAGAACACAGGCGAGAAGTCCCTCAACAACAATGTCACCGAGGGCGCACCTTTCTGTGCCGTCGTCCGTAAGGAATTCAAGCCGACCTCTCGTCAACAGATCATCGACCGCTTCACGACCGTCTACAACTGGGAACCAATCGACTTCACCGAGAAAGGCAACCCGGAGGTCTCGGACGACGTTCTGCGTGGCCTGATCGGGCGCATTCCGATGGCGGAGGAGTTGGCGGAAGTCTTCTACCTGTCGAAGCGGCTTGGTCAGATCAAGACCGGCGCCAACTCCTGGCTGAACAAGGTTCAGGAAGATGGCGCCATTCACCACCGGCTGAATGTCGGTGGTACGGTCTCTGGGCGCTGCTCACACTCCAACCCCAACATCGCCCAGGTTCCGAAAGTGATGTCTGCGTCCGTCCTTGAGAAGGATGGATCGTTCAATCCGAAAGTGCTTGGACCGGATGGGGAACCGATCTCCGACTGCTTCAATCCAGATGGCACGATCAAGAAAAGCATCATCCTCAAGGGCCGCGTCGGACGTCACGGCTGGGATTGCCGCCGATTGTTCTACGTACCTGCCGGTTGGACGCTGGTCGGTTGCGACCTTTCTGGTATCGAGCTGCGCTGCCTGGCGTCTCTTGCCAAACCGTTTGACGATGGTTTCCTGGTAAATCAGATCCTTGATGGCGACATCCATACTGCCAACCAGCAGGCAGCCGGACTTGAAACCCGCGACCAGGCCAAAACCTTCATTTACGCCTTGGTCTATGGTGCCGGTGACGTCAAGATCGGTTCGATTGTCGATCCGTTGGCGCCGGTCGAAGAACAGCGTGCAATCGGCAAGCGGTTGAAGGCTCAGTTCTTCGCCAAGCTGCCGGGCCTGGCTGCCGCTGTGAAGCTGATCCAGAAGCAAGCCCGTCGCGGTTTTGTCGAAGGCCTCGACGGTCGCCGCCTGATGGTTCGCGCCCAGCACGCCGCCCTGAACCTTCGCCTGCAGTCTGATGGCGCAGTGATCGCCAAGAAGTGGATGCTCAATGCAGACGACCGCTTCCTGGATGAAGGTCTGAAGCACGGCTGGGATGGTGACTACGCCTTCCTCGGCTTCATTCACGACGAACTTCAGGTCGCTGTCCGCGACGAATATGTCGACTTCGCAGAGACCAACCTGATTGAGGCTGCTGCCGACTCCGGGCGTTTCTTCGACTTCGGCATGGAGGTCGAAGCTGAAGCGAAGCATGGGATCAATTGGGCACAAACTCACTGACCTGAACAATTTTCATCAAATTGTGGATAGTTTTATTGACATCTAAGGTCAGTTTTGCTATCCATCACTCAACGGAGAATTACATGAACAAAACCTCAGTACCCTTCATCGCCGTGACTGTCTGGGCGGTGTTCGGCGGCATCGCCGAGATGATCGGAAAACCGATCTTGAACATCTGGTGGCACGCCGTCCCATTCCTCTACATGGTGCATGTCGTCTTTCTGGCGAACCTGATGGATACCGTCCTCAAGGAAGTCATGCCGGAGATGATCTCTGAGATCGTCAAAGCTGAGCTGCAGGAAGTTCTCGTCGACATGGATGCCGACATTCAGGACCTCGTATTCCCCGCGAGCGACGATGAAGGGTATCATGGAGGGATGAACTGATGCTGTCCTTCATCTTCGACACAGAGACGACGGGAGCTTCCGCCAAGAAGGACCCATTCGACCCCGGCAATGACAAGATCATGCAGCTCTCCGGTGGGCTGTATGAGCATGATCCGGAAGTCGACTACATCGTTGAGAAGGATGGACAACTGTTCCTGGACCTCGATCCAGTCGCATCGATCAACCTGATTGTTCAAGCTGACAAGGCTGCACACAAGCAGGCGGTCGCCGTGCATGGAATTTCCGACGAACGCTCCAAGCTGCTCGGTGTCTCGCCAGACAATCTCGCCCACATCGTTGAGGATCTGATCGACATTTCCGACCGGCTGGTGTGCCACAACATTACCTTCGACACTCGGATGGTGAAGCACCTCTTTGCGACGGAAGGTCTTGACCCAGCTTTCGTGGATTCCAAGGACGCATTCTGCACCATGGAATACCTGAAGCCGATCATGAAGATGACGCCGAAGGTGTATGGTGACTGGAAGAATCCGAAGCTGATCGAGGCATACAAGTACATCTTCAATCGCGGCTTCGACAACGCCCATGACGCCAATGCAGACGGCAATGCCTGCGCCGCGATCTATTTCGCTGTGCTTGCAATGGAACGTCAGAAAAACTGACATGGTGGACGCAATGACTGACAAAAGTACGGTATTCGACTTCAAGGCGATGTTTCAGGCGTTCGCCGACAAGAACGAGAAGGTATGGGACCACGACCGGTCGACCACGCTCGGTGCATCCGAGGCATTCGGATGCATTCGCAAGGCTTGGTTTGACAAGCGCGGTGAGGATGCAGGGTACGAGATCGATGATGGACACACGCAGTCATGGGGAGCCATGGAGCGCGGCAACATCATGGAAGAGCACTTCGTTGTCCCCGTCCTCGAAACCTTCAATCCAGAAGGCACCAAGTTTCATTTCGGATCGGAAGAAGACCAGGTCACCTACGTCTACGGCGAGGTGTCTGCAACGCCGGATGGTCTCTACACCGGATGCTCCAGGGACGCCTTGTCTCTCTACGGCATCGCGGATCTGGAGAGCGACTGCTTCATGGTGGAGATCAAATCCATCGATCCTCGCTCGAACCTGAAGGAAGAGAAAGAGATCCACCACGGTCAGGTGCAGCAGCAGCTTGGCATCATCCGTCGCATGACAGAACACAAGCCGGTCTACGCTGTGATCATCTACGTCAATGCGTCCTTCTACGATGACATCAGCATCTTCGTGGTCAAATACGATCCCGACTACTGGCGTGCTGCCAGGCATCGGGCAAAGACACTGAACGAGGCAGGGGACGCCAAGGATCTCCAGGCAGAAGGCATCCTGATGAGTGCCTGCGACTTCTGCAAATGGACGTCGGCATGCGCCTCGGTCAACAAGGCAGCCGTCCCCACGAAGGAGGTCAAGGAAGCCTTCAGCGAAATCCAGCTCAACGAGCTTGCAGAGCTGGCTCGCAAAGAACGTGAAGCCGACGCTGCTGAAAAAGCCGCTAAGGCACTCCGTGACGATGTCCGTGCAGACATCAAGGAATACCTGGCTCGCGCCGGGAGCAAGAAGGCGAAGGATGATCGCTTCAGCGTTTCGTGGACATGGCAGAATGGGCGAGAAACCATCGACCAGAAAGCCATGGAAGCCGATGGCATCGATATCGCCAAATACAAGAAGCGAGGCAACGGATTCGAGAAGATGACCATCTCTTATTCGGAGCCGGACTCCGCCCAATAATGTCAGATTTTCTGACATTGAAGTAAGCAAACCCACCCACAAAGGAGAACCCGATGGGAACTGCACTCGCCGCTTTGGCAAACAAATTTCTGCAGATGCAGAATGAAGAATCCAACCCGTGGATCGAAGCCGGAGCAGAAGCTGGCTTCTTCGGTTCGTTTCTGAAATTTTCCGGCAACGACGGGAAGTACAGCTACGGCAAGAAGGACGAGGAGGAATACCTCGACGACGGTCATGAGCTGATCGCTGATCTGATCGGCGTCCAGCATGGTCATATTTGCTGGGTGGAAGGCAACGCCAAGGACGAGATCAACTACCTCGTCATGGAGCGCCCGAAGCTTCCGACCATCGACAGCCTGCCGAACTACGGCCCTTACAAGAAGTACCCGGATGGTTCTGAAGATGGCTGGCAGGAGCAGATCGTTCTGCGCCTCTATTCTCCCGAACTCGACCAGGCCTTCACCATCAAGCTCACTGGCGGCGGCAAGCTCCGCGCCGGTCGTGCCCTGATCTCGCAGTTCGGTAAGAAGGGCGTCGGCAAGATCGGCAAGGATGGCATGCCGATGTTCCCGGTCATCGAGCTTGGGTCCAACAGCTTCCAGTTGAAGGACAACCCGAAGGCAGGAACCAAGTACGCGCCGGTCTTCAAGATCGTCGACTTCGAAGAAATGTCGGCCTTCGCTGACGTCTTCGAGGAAGGCAGTGACGAAGGTGGCGAGGACGATCCTTCGAACTATGCCGACGACACTCCTGCAGTCGAAGACAAGCGTTCGCGCCGGTCCGAGGCTGAGGACGAAGCTGACGAGCGCCCGGCCCGTCGCGCCTCTCGTGATGTCGAGGATGCCGAAGTTGAGGAGGTCTCTCCCCGCTCCCGCCGTGGCGCCACCAAGGAAGAGGCCGAGGAAGAAAAGCCCTCCCGCCGCGCCCGCACCGTGCATGCCGAACCGCAGGATGAGGACGAAGACGAGGCCGAAGAAAAGACCTCTCGTCGTAACTCCGCACGCGGTCGTCGCGGTCGCCAGGGCTGACCCACAGCCCAAATTGGACCCCCTCATGCAGGGGGTCCGCTCTTCCCGATAGGAGTCCCCATTGACCGATCTTGTTCTATCCCCAATGCAGGTGCAGGCCGCAAATCAGGTGAGATCCTGGTACAACGGCGCACGCAATGGGTTCGACAAGTTCTACCTCGCCGGTTACGCCGGTAGCGGTAAAACATCGATCCTCCCCTACATCATTGAGCACTGCGGGCTGCATTGGGAAGACGTCGTCTTCTGTGCGCCAACCGGCAAGGCTGCCAAGGTCATGACCGGCAAGCTGCAGGCTATGTATGGCACCAATCGCATCGTGGCGAAGACGATCCACTCCCAGATTTACATCCCGCTCAAGGCGAAGGTCGAGCAGTTGCGTGACTTGATCCTCGAAGAGGAAACACGCATCTCCGGATTGGTCAGGGCCAACGATTCAGTGGACGTCGATCCTGCAGAATTCCAGGACCGAATGAAGCAGGCCGAAACCCGCCTTCGGCAGTTGCAGCGTGACTTCGATGACGCCCAACGCCAGGCCCAACGGAATGGTCCGTCGTTCGCTCTCAACACCGAAAGTCAGGTCAGCCGTGCAAAGCTCATCGTGGTCGACGAGGCTTCGATGGTTGGAGAAACCATCACCGATGATCTCTTCATGTTCGACGTTCCTGTCCTCGCCATCGGCGATCCGGCACAGTTACCGCCTGTTGGCGATGTGCCTGGCCTGACCATCGGCGATCCTGATTTCTTCCTGTCTGAGATCCACCGGCAGGCTGCCGACAATCCGATCATCCGCCTTTCAATGGATGTCCGCGAAGGCAAACTGCTCAGGCCCGGCACGACGCTTGGAGACAAGGTCCGTATTGTGCGTGGTCGTGATGATCACTGGACACTCAATCCGGACTATGACGCCCAGGTTCTCTGCGGGACACACAAGACCAGATGGATTCTCACCAAGCGCATCCGCGATATGTGCGGATACACATCGACGTGCCCGGAAGTCGGCGAACCTCTGATGGTTTGCAAGAACTCTCGCAAGATCCAGTCTCTGGTCAACGGTTCGTTCGTCGAGTGTGTCGAAAGCCCAGGCGAACTCTATGACGGTGATGCCTCTCTTCGGCTCAAGGTTCGCGCTGAGGACGGCCC